TTGATGTTTGATTCTCTGATGTTGTGTCATCTGTAGTACCTTCTTCCGTTATGGGTTGATCGGAATCTTCAGCCGGCTCTTCTTCTCGAGCCTCTCCAACTTTAACTCCGATAAAGCTTGTGGTCTTTGGAATTTCTTGACCATAAAATGATGATTCTGGTGGAGGGGTAATAGTTCCGGTAATTACAAGTTCTTCTATCATAGGTGTAACTTCGTCTATCATTACATCTACGTTATCGTAAACTGAGCTACCTTGGAAATAAACTGCTGAAGACATTGCTATAACGCCTGCAGTTCCTAGTGATTGTAATTGAGCAATAGCTGCTCCGACTGTTGATATACCAGCTGTTGTTGCGGTAGCCGCTGCTGTAGTAGCTGCCGCTGCACCTGCAACTGTTGCCGCGTTCGCACCAGCTGATGCTGCCTGATCTATACCTTTAATGTCAGCTGTATCTGTTGGTTCTACTTCGTAATCAAATTCTGGATTTGTTTCTTGTAGTAGAACATAAGCCGCATCTCGCAATAACTCATCTTCTTTTTGTTTCTTATGATAAAGATAAGCTACTGTCTTTTGAGCTTCAGATACAGAAAGACCTTTGTCTTTCTTTTTCTTTTTAGCCATAATTCCCTCAAAGGTATTTATAAAATATCACCTCTGAGGGAACATTTTTATTGCATTAGACTTCCAAAGTAGCGCCTCTGTAGTTCATTACGAACTTGTGCGCGTTTGGAGCTGCTTCAACTTCTTGTGGGTTGTATGTTGAACCTCTGTAAGAAGCGATGCTAGGTTTTACCACCGCTTCTGAGTTTCCAACAACAGACCCTCTATATTGTAGAGTAGCCATTGTATTCTCCTATTAGCAGTGCGTTCCTTCCCTACACAGTGTAGGTACTTCCGCCCTTTCGGGTGAACGTAATTCAATTCTATTTATATGAATACCACGCTGGAACTTCACGATTTGTCCAAGCCATTTTAAATGTTTTAGCGTGATAATATTTTCTATATGCTTTAACGGGATCTGGACCTTTACAATCTTCGAAGATTGCTTGACGGAAGGGTGTCATCGGTCCCTGCGGGATATTTTCTGGTGGTCTTAATAACCTACCTCGAAGTAATTCATCTGTTCGGTGTACTCGCTTATATCGATGAATGTATTCGTCACAAAGAGCATTGAACAACTCCCAATGCCAATGATAATTTTCTGATGATTCCATTGTCCAAAGAGTACAAGGATGTTTCATGTGTACTGCTTTGTATAATAGATTTTCATCATATTGGTTATCCATCTCCCAATACTGAACCATTGTTTTACCGGACTTAGATGGCTTACGAGTTAACGCGCCATCAAGTATACGATGGGAAGTGGATAACATTTGAGCAGACTCAATAATCATTTTAACAACGTGTTTATCGCAATGTTGTTCAGCTGCTTCTCTTGGTTCATTATCTAATACAAATATGTTCATTTTAAATTAGGCCATACCTCTTGAAAAACTTCCTTAGTTATTTTTGGAAATAATTCAGTTATTTTTTTATCTTTCATTGCTATAACTAGTTCAGCATCTTTTGCAGGTATAGATTGTAAAAAATCTACAAATAATTTTTCTCTTGCCCACTGATGTTGTGCACTAGGCATAAATCTGCCCATGTTTGCATATAATGCTTCATCGTGTTCAACTTCCTCATTAGGTTCATATGGTGGTGAACCGGCTGGCATCTTTAAACTTATGCTTTCGCTAAAATTAGCGTGTAATATTGAACGTAATACTTTATTATTATTATCTTTCAAATATTTTATTCTTCGCACTGACTGTTTATAATTATTTGCCTTTTCTAATATTTCATATATTGTATTCATTACTTTCCTCTTATACTTTTGGTCTGTGAAAATCACCTACCGATTCTATTAAATTATTTAATCTATTTACAACTAAATAGTTTAACACTTTCATATTTGGTGTTGATTTTACATCTTTATATTTTTCTAATATTTTATTTGTAATATCTTCTGGGATATTATCTAAGTTAATAACTCTGTTGTTACGTTGATAGTTACGATATGCTTGTGTAGGCATAATGTCTGATAAACCGTTTGTTCCTTGTTTATTCATTGCTTCGCACCAGCTATCTATCTTTTTCTTTGATAGTGGTGTTTGTCTTTTGTTTTCTGTGCAAAGTGCATCATCAGGCGATAAAACATTTGGTACACCATCACCTGCATCACCACGAAATATATGTTCTCGTAGATACCTAACTGGATCTTCGTGCGAAACAAACTTTTTAGTAAGCGGTGACCATTGTTTTACATTACCATATCTCTGTAATTGAATAAAATCTTTATCCGCTGATACAATCATGACTTGTTCGTTTTGGCCAAACTCTTGTGTTTCTTTTACAAGTGTTGCAATGATATCATCTGCTTCTGCACCATATTCGTGTATTACATCAAACGGTAAATGTTCCGATATCTCTTGTTGTACTTTACCAAATGTGTTGAATACGCTTGGCCAATCTACATCGCTTTCTTCGCGAGTTTTTTTACGATTAGCTTTGTATTCTGGAAAGTAATCTTTTCGCCATGTACCACCGTCACAACAGATAACCATTTTGCCATACTCGTCACGAAACTTAGCGTTATGCATGCGAAGCGAATTTAGAATAAAATGCCGAAGTAGACCTTCATCTGGTCCTGAACCTCGAGCAAAAAATGCACCCATACAGATGCCTGAATAATCTACTAATATCATAATATATATCCTATCTCAATTATAGGTTATATTATACCATAATGAGATAGGATTGTAAACACTTATTTTATTAAATAATATTAAGCAGATGGACCTAAAAGGCCGATTCGCTTAGTATAAGTTTTTGTAATTTTAGTTAGTCTATTATTAAGTTTTGCAATTTCTTTTGCTGCACGTTTATCGACTATTGCTTTTCTTTTAGGATCATCAAGACTTTGTTTAGCCTTACCAGCACCGCGTTTGATTGCAGCTTGTTTAGCTTTAATCTCTTTCGATTTTGCAGCTAACATGCATCTTTGATATTCTTGACCTTTTTTACTTTGACAGCCTCTAATAGCTGCTTCGTGTCTAGCTTTAATACGCTTGTACAACTGATATATCAAAATACCAGGAAGACCGCCAAAGATTAATGAGGCGACATTACCAGTCTTTGTTCGTTGACCTTTTTCAATGTGTTTAGATTCACTGATGTCTTTACCTGCAGTTTTTTCTTGCAAGCGTTCGATGTAAATCTGTACATTTTCAACGTATTCTTGTAAACCTTCAACTGTAGATATTTCATTTTCTTCAAAGATTTGCTTAATTTCTGTAGCTGCATCAAGCTCTTCTACTAGAGCTAGTGCGTCTTCTTTCGAAAATCCGTCTAATTTTAACTGTTCTACTAGAACATCATTTGTAGGTGCTGAAGCCATTACCTTCGTTACCTCGTTTAAAAAGTCTTTCATATTTCGCCATCCTTCCTTTTTATTATTAATCATCCGATGTTGTCTATCATATGTTTGACTTATCTTTATTTATATGATTTAGGTGTTAGGTGCGCAACATGTTTTCTATGTATTTTACCACCAACAAAAGAATTATAATACTCGTTAGGTTTAAGTAAGACATCATTATCAAGTTGTTCTTTCATTTCATAGTAAGACATTTCACCAAGCGTTTTACAAAGTCGAATGATTTTTCTTTTGAAACGCCATTCACCTGTATTTTCCACCAGCTCTTTGACGACTTCAGATGAACCGTAATAAGATTTCCAGTCTGATTCTTTGAGTGATCGTCTTTTATTTTTCTTACCTTTTAAAGGTGGTTTAGTTACCTTAGACCAAAACTTTTTCTTACCAATGTATTTCATTTTGGCTTCTGTATCGTATACCTCATAGACGAATCCAATATAATCTTCAATCATATCAGAGTTGAAAGGTTTCTTATTGTATGTCCATTCACTCATTCTAATAATTTTTTGTATCTCGTATAATCATTTATTATGCCGTCATATGGTTTATCTTGCATAAATATTTTTTCTATTTCTGCGTGTTCGTGATCGTTAGTAGGCCATTGATGTGTATGGTCTTTATCAAAAACAATAACGGTAAAACTTTTTGTAGATGTTACTTTTCTTCGTATTACTACGCTCATTTACCTCTAAATTTCCAAGCTAATGCTACCATTCCAGTTATTAGTGCTGTTAAACCTAATATAATTAACAAGTCCATCATATTTCTATTTCCTTTCCACAGAAAGAACAATACTTCGGATATATATCTTCCGGATCATCTTCGATATCTGATATTGTTATTTCTGAACATATTATTGTATACCTAATCCCGCAATGCGGGCACTCAACAAAAATGTCGTCTTCCATGTTATCCCTCGCAACTTGAACACGTTAATAAATTTCTACTTAACTCTTGAGCCGGATTTGTTCCTCTATGATAATATAAAGTTTTAACTCCTAATTCCCAAGCTTCTATCAATAGTTTATTTATATCACGCGGTGGCGTCGAAGGATGTATCATAAGGTTAAGTGACTGTGATTGGTCAATGTGTTTTTGTCTTGATGCTGCTTGAATGATAATATCTTTTTGTGATATTTCACCAAACGTTTTGAAAACTGATTTTTCTTCATCAGTTAAAAAGTCTAGATGTTGTACTGAACCGCCTTTAACTAAAATAGATTTCCATGTTGTTTTATTATTTTTATTATAAGATTCTAATACTTCTTCTAAATAAGGATTCTTGTAGGTAAACTTACCTTTAGCTAAATCTTTTACAAAGTAATTACTATTCAATGGTTCAATACTTGGTGACACTTGGCCTAATATAAAACTAGATGAAGTAGTAGGAGCGATTGCCATTGTAGTCACGTTTCTCATTCCGTAACCTTCTAACAAGGGTGGTTCACCAAATACTTCAGCCATTTCTTTTGAAGCTGCTAGTGATTTCTTTTTAATTAGTTTATGTATTTCTATATTAAGCATGTTTGCTTCGAATGATTCAAAAGGTATCATCTTACTTTGTAGATATGAATGCCAACCTAATACACCGATACCTAATGCTCTTTGGCTCTTAGCAAAGTGCACAGGACGTTTCATAAATGATATAAGTTCTGCTTTCTTAATAAACTCTGTCATCACAGCATCTAGAAAATATGTTAATACTTCTACGGCATCCGTATCTTTCCATTCATCGTAGTGTAATAGATTCATAGATGATAAGTCACAAACAAATGATTCGCCAATGCCTGTTGATAAACAGATCTCTGAGCAAAGGTTTGAGTTATTGATTCTAATCTTTTTATCTCTATATACCTTCGGAGATTTTTTATTTACTGTATCGCTAAACATAATATAAGGATAACCAGATTCAAAACGTTTCTTAATTATCTTACCCCATATTCTACGTTTCTCTTTGTCACCATCAATCATTTCTTTCATCCACTTGTCACCAACTGTGACACCAAATGACATATTTTGTATTGAATGACCATCATCTCTTATTTGTAAAAACTCTTCTACGTCAGGATGTTCTACAGGAAGGTAAGCAGCAAAAGAACCACGTCTTACGTTTGATTGTGATACGACGTTAGTTACAGTTTCAAACAACTCCATAAAATGTGGTGGTCCGTTTGAATTACCACCTGATGAAATTTTTGCACCTCTTGGTCTTATTGCACCAAAGTATGCGGATGTTCCTCCACCCATCTTTGACATCATACCAACTTCTGATATTGTATATAGAATCTCTTCCATTGTATCATCGATGTATGAACCGAAACAAGATATAGGTAAACCTCTTTCTTTACCGAAGTTTGCCCATATAGGAGAAGCTAGTGAGTACCAACCTCTTGACATGTAGTCTTCGAACTTTTCTGCAAAATGTTCGTGACCGACTATTTTTGCTGCAGCATCTGCAATGTTGTGTATTCTATTTTCAGGAGTTTCACCTTCTTCAAGATAGCCTCTTTCTAAGAAGAGCCTACTGTCTTTGTTTAACCAATAATATTTTTCGCTCATAATATAATTTATACTTAAAACAAATCATCTTCGTCGTATGATTTGTCATTCTTTGAATATTCTGTTGGACGTTTGTAAAAGAAGTCTGTTGCCGTGTTTCCAAGTACATCTTCGTCAAACCACTCTGTTTTCTCTAGTAACTTCGGACACACATCATCATATATTGGTTTGAATCCAATTTGCTCTAGACTGTCATTTAATCTGTTCTTAATAAAGTTCTTCATAATATCAGAAGTTAAATGTTCTTTTGAGTTTAAATCTAATACAGAACTCCTATAAAAACTTATTTTTTCATTATCATGTTGTTCATAGGTTTTATTTT